ATTACCCGTTTTTGGCATTACAACGATGAAACCGGCCAGGCAACGATTCAGACTCAGCAGGATGTCACAGCAGTCGTTGAAGCAAACAAGGCAGATTTCAACAAGGTAGACGAGCGCGCAAATTGGAGTGGTGAGTGGCATCACGTTGCCAGCATTCCGGAGGGCGTCTACTACAAACTTAAGGCCGAGGGCAAGCTGGACGATCAGGCGTACATGAAACGCTGGCTCAATGACCCCGACAACAGATTTTTTAGAACGAGACCTGGACAAGTATGAACAACTACATTGCAGTCTGCACCCCAGCGCGTGACATGGTCCACGCCAATTTCACCTACTGCCTGGTGAATATGGTCTGCTATCACACGCTCAACACGACAGACGCAGTGTCTCTCAAGATCATGCAGGGCACGCTGATACAAAACCAGCGTGCTGACCTAGCGCTAGATGCGATGCGCGAAGGCTGCACCCATATCCTGTTCATCGACTCAGACATGACGTTCCCGCAGGACATGGTCGAGCGCCTGCTAAAACATGACCTGGACATCGTGGCAACCAACTGCGCTCGGCGTAGAATTCCAACAGGCCCGACTGCCCAAAAATACGGGCCAGATGGCGAGCGCGAATTGGTCTACACGATGCCAGAATCCACCGGCATTGAGGAAGTTGGCAGCATCGGAATGGGAGTGATGCTCATCAAGCGCAACGTCTTTGAGAAGCTGACAGAGCCGTGGTTCGAGACTCCCTGGCGCACCGACAAGCGCGGCTACATCGGCGAGGACATCTTCTTCTGCCGGAAGGCGCAGGCGGCAGGGTATAAAATCTACATAGACCACGACGTGAGCAAAGAGATCGGCCACATCGGGACGTTTGAATTCAAGCACGACCACACCTGGATGATGCGCGACATCGAGAAGGAAGAGCATGGCACTTAGCACCTACGCTGAACTGAAAGCCTCGGTTGCCGACTGGCTCAACCGTAGCGATCTCACGGCTGCCATCACCGACTTTGTCTCTCTTGCTGAAGCGCAAATGGAGCGCACTCTGCGCACCACCCAGATGATTACCCGCGCAACGGCCACCATTGACGCCGAGTACAACGCAACGCCAGGCGACTTCCTGGAGGCTCGGACGTTCAAGATGGACACAAACCCCGTCAGTCCGTTGCAGTTTGAGACCATTGACAGCCTGGATGACTTGCTGACTAAGTACACATCCAGCGGAAAGCCTAAGTTCTTTGGCGTAGTAGGTTCGCAGATCCGCGTTGTTCCTATCCCTGATTCCAGCTACACGGGTGAGTTGATCTACTACAGCAAGCTCGCCAAGCTATCAAACTCCAACACCACCAACTGGCTGCTCACCAAAGCGCCTGACGTGTACCTGTACGGTTCTTTGCTGCAGGCTGCTCCCTACCTACAGGACGACGCAAGAATCCAAGTGTGGGCTGGCTTGTACAAGGCAGGCATAGAGGAACTGCAAATTGCAGACGAGCGCGGAGCGACTAGCGGCGGCGTTCTGAAGTCACGCGCCAAGTCTTTCGGTTAAAATTTTCCCAGTTTTGGAGAACAAAATGCAATCAGAGCGTATCAATGGTCAAGATGCTGCAAGCGTAGCAATCTCGCGTCAATCTTCTATGGATGAAAGCATTGGCATTACCGGCTTTTACGAGCTGACTTGCTTCGACAAGGACGGAAATCTGAAGTGGTCCCAGCCAATCAAAAACTTGGTTGTGACTGTCGGTAAGAATGACCTGTTGGACAAGTATTTTGCCGGTTCTGCTTACACCGCAGCCTGGTATATCGGACTGGTTGACGGCGCATCTTCTCCTACCTACGCCGCTGGTGACACCATGTCATCTCATGCCGGATGGAGTGAGACAGTGGCTTACTCCAACTCCACCCGTCCATCGGTTGCATGGAACTCAGCATCCTCCGGTTCTAAGGCATCAACAGCTACATCATTCACGATTAACGCTACAGCTACAGTGGCCGGTGCATTCCTTACCACCAGCAGCACTAAATCAGGCACTGCTGGTACTTTGTACTCTGCTGGTAGTTTTACCGGTGGCAATCGTTCTGTAGCGTCTGGCGACACGCTGAACGTCACATACACTGCATCGGTCTAAGGAATCAATCATGGCATTCAAGACAGGTGATACCGTAACCATTAGCGGAACATCCATGACTGGCACGATTGTGGTCGGAGCAGTTGTGGATGACGATTCGACATTGCTATTCAAAGTCCAATATACCGATCAATTCAACCAGGCACAAGAGCGTTTCTTCAAAGAAAACGAACTTGTCGCAAGCTGACCTATAGGAGTCTTTAATGGCTCTAGTCATAGATGATCGCGTACAGGAGACCACTACCACAACGGGTACTGGCACTTTAACGCTTGCCGGTGCTGTAACTGGCTATCAGTCATTTTCTGCTATCGGTAATGGGAATACCACCTATTACTGCATCACCGACGGAACAAATTGGGAAACCGGACTAGGAACGTACACCTCTTCCGGCACAACGCTTGCCAGAACGACGGTTCTGGAGTCAAGCAATTCTGGTAGCTTGGTGAACTTCCCAGCAGGAAGCAAAAACGTCTTTGTGACTTATCCAGCAAGCCAAGCAACGCTGCTTGATGCAGCCCAAACTTTGGCAAATAAGACGCTAACTTCTCCAACCATTAACGGGACATCATCAGACGCTAATTGGAAATACCGCGCTGTACGTTTTGATTTTGAAGGTGCAAATGGAGATACAGTTGCTTACAACTATGTAAATGGCTTAACTGCTCTGACAAATAGCGCAGCATTATCAACTACACAAGTAAAGTATGGCACTACATCTTTGGCTTGTAGTGGTGGGGCTACATCAGGGCTTCCACAACTAGTTCCTACTCTTCCGTTAACAATATTAACAAATAATTTTTGTATTGAGCAGTGGATTTACCCTACATCATTTACAAACGCTACAGCCGCTGGAGTGGTTGAAATTGGCACTAGCTCCACAGCGCGGGTTGCTCTTTATTTTACGTCAGCCACCCAAGTTAACTTTAGGATTAATTCAACAAGCAATTTATTAACGCTATCCACTATTGGTATCAGCTTAAATACATGGACGCATATTGCAATTGAAAGAACATCAACAGCAACAAATGGCTTAAAGCTATATATCAATGGCACGTTGCAAGGTACGTTCACTTTTGCCACATCAATCCCATCAACATGGAATCTTTATATTGGCAGCACAAGTGATGGCTATCCTATGGCTGGCTACATTGACGATTTTAGGCTTACCGCAGCTACCGTCTATGGAGCAGCATTCACTCCACCCACAGCCGCGCTACCTGTAGCTCCCTATGTAATTACAGGGATGGGGCCAATTGGCTTTTAATCATGTTTGGTCTTGCACCATTTGGTACACCATTTAGCGCACCAGGAAATTCTTATTCTGTTTTTGCTATTGCGGGTGGCTATGGCGGCAACTTTTACGGGTACGGACCATATGGAATAAGCACTAGCTTTGATTCCTTGGTTGGTGGATTTGGATACGACAAGTCTTTATCTGAGGCAGGGTCTGCGGCAGATGACGAGTTAGCAATAACAACGCTTGGCCTGACCATATCAGAGTCGCTGTCAGCATCCGACGTTCTCACCAACATTGCCACACTGGTCGCAAGCATTGCAGAGTCAGGGTCTGCGGCTGATTCAATTGACAGAACCTTAGTGGCGGTCGCCTTTGCCAGCGAGTCTGTAACGGCATCCGATTCACAAGACGGAGCAATTGTTTTTGTAGCTCTTATATCTGAAAGTGCAAGCGCATCAGACGCGCAAGTTTGTGTCTTGACGATACCGGTTCAAGTATCAGAGACACTGAGCATATCGGACGCAGTCACCAACGTATTGCAAGCAGTGGCGGCTGTCTCAGAGTCACTCACAGCATCAGACGCAAGCGTAGGCGCGTTGACCATGTCTGTTGCTGTTGCGGAGGCGCTGACAGCGTCGGAGTCACTATTCCCAGCATTTGGCTATCAAGTTTTTAACTCTGAATCTGTAACTGCGGCTGATTCATTAACCATGACGGCGACATTCCTGGCGAGTGTCTCCGACTCTTTGGCCGCCATAGATGCCTACGAAAACGTCGGTATCTTTGTGGCGAGCATCTCCGAATCAGGATCGGCGCTGGACGATTACCTGCCTGGCTTGGATTTCCTTGCGTCAATTTCCGAGGCGGCTACCGCACTGGATTTCATCACTCAAAGGCTAAAGTGGGAGCCGGAGCCAATCAATTCCGACACCTGGACAGACTCTGGCACGTCTACCACAACATGGACTACGCAGTCCCCGAATTCACGCAGCTGGACTATAATTTCTGACAACACCGACACCTGGACACCAGTAGGCACAACGTCCAAGGATTGGACAACCCAATGAGGTAAATCATGGCTGATACCACCACCACCAACCTACTCCTTACCAAGCCAGAGGTAGGCGCAAGCACCGACACCTGGGGCACAAAGATCAACACCGACCTAGATTCGGTTGATGCGGTGTTTGCTGCGGCTGGTAATGGAACCAGCGTGGGTCTTAATGTCGGATCGGGCAAGACGCTGTCGGTGGCTGGGACGCTGACAGTTACCGGTGCGGCCAGTACGATTGACGCAACAGCGATTGGCGCAACAACACCAGACACTGGCTCCTTTACGTCCCTAGCCTACAGCACCACGCTTACGGGCGGGACAGGCGTTGTCAACCTTGGCAGCGGGCAGTTCTACAAAGACGCAAGCGGCAACATGGGGATTGGGACTACTTCGCCAAGTTATAAGTTAGATGTGAGAAGCAGTCTAGCCGTGCTAGACGGCTCTGCAAACATTGGCTTTTGGGCAAATGGAACTACATACACGCAAGTGTGGCAAACGCTTCAATCTGTCAATGATTTTGTCATTCAGACAGCAGCATCTAAATATATGTCGTTTGGTACAAACAGCACAGAACGGATGCGTATTGACACCAGCGGCAACGTGCTGGTAGGCGCTACCGTTGACTTAAAAGCCCCGCTGACAGTAAACAAAGCCCCGTTAAGTTCTGCATATGGCCAGATTGCGGCTGTTTCAGTTGCATCAAGTGATGTCGGCAATGCTGGAATTAGTGTTACCAAATATGACAATGTGACCACAACCAGCCAAGTCTTAGTAAGGTTTTTGGTTAATCAAGGCGCAACGGCATCGGGGCAAATTAACGCTAATGGCGCAAGTGCGGCAGCATTTGGGTCTTATTCTGATAGTCGCCTAAAAGAAAACATCGTTGACCTACCGTCTCAGCTTGCCAATATTATGGCGCTGCGCCCTGTTGAATATGACTACATTGCATCAGAAGGCGGGGGCCATCAAATTGGTTTTGTTGCACAAGAAGTTCAAGCAATCTATCCTGATCTAGTTGGTGAGCGTGAAGATGGGATGTTGACGTTAACTGACATGAATAAAAACGATGCCCGACTTATCAAGGCCATCCAAGAGCTCAAGGCAGAATTTGATGCTTACAAAGCAACTCACCCGTAAGGAATATCATGGAATTCCAGCCATTATTTAATTTTGTGGGTGGCGCAATCCTGGTCGCTGTTGGATGGTGGTGCAAGGAAATATGGAATTCTGTGAAGTCTCTAAAAGAAGACATCCAGGCAATTGAGGTTGACTTGCCAAAGAACTACGTTACCAAGAAGGACATTGAAAGCCGATTCGACAGAATCGACGCAACCTTAGAGCGATTGTTCGACAGACTTGACGCCAAGGTTGACAAGTGATTTCTCTGCTTGCCTCAGCGGAAAGCCCGTGGCCTGGCACTGAGACAAAGACGGTTTTGGTTTGTCGTATCCCTAAGAAAGATGAGGACAAGACGATGGGCGCAAATGAATTCATGGACAAAGACGGACGCATCTGCCGCTGGGTAGTTGTGAACAAGAAATGATTGATCCGTTCACGGCCTTTGCTATTGCCCAGGGTGCGGTGGCAGGCATAAAAAAGCGGTAGCCCTTGGTAAAGATATACACGGCCTATACAAAGAATTCAGCAGTTTCTATCAAGCGGCAGACACGGTACACCTAGCAAGCAGCAAGGCCAGGATTGCGTCAATAGGAAAGACGGATGCACAGATTAGTTCTGAGGCTCTCCAGATAGCACTGGCGTCAAAGGCACTGAGAGAGCATGAGAAGGAGCTAAAGGATATCCTCTTCTATAGTGGCAATGCTCCGGTCTGGGAAGAGATGATGGCAGAGCGCACCAGGATGATTAAGGAGCGCAACACACTCGAAAGAGAAGATGCAGAGAGAAAGCAGAAGGACAAGGAAGCGAAAGTGGCAATCATTATGAACACACTCTGGATTTCCGGCGCATCCGCTATCGTTGTCCCACTGGTGAGCATCACGTTTAACGTAATTATGAACAGGGGTTTCTGATGATTCCAATACTTGGCGCACTACTCGGCACTCTTGCGGAAAGCGGTCTGGGACTCCTGTCCTCCGCTATCCAGGCCAAAGGCAAGGAGGTGGTCGAAAACACTCTTGGCGTGAAGATCCCCGACAATCCTACACCGGCTGACGTTGAGAAGCTGCGCGAGTTGCAGTATGACCACGAGGAGCGCCTGATTGAGTTGGGCATCGAGAAGGCCAAGCTGGAGATGGCTGAACTGGAGCTGTACGCAAAAGCGGCACAGGCTGATGCCAACAACATCACAGACCGCTGGAAAGCGGATATGTCTAGCGACTCATGGCTGTCGAAGAACATCCGGCCAATGTCGCTAATTGCCATCTTTACTATGTACTCCGTTTTTGCAATGATGAGCGCCTTTGGATACAATGCCAACGAAAGTTATGTACAATTGTTGGGGAATTGGGGGATGCTGATTATGGGTGCCTATTTTGGAGGCAGGACGGTGGAGAAGCTGGCCGAAATGAGGAGTTCAAAATGAGTCTTAGTCGAGAACAAGCGGCTTTCCTGCTAGATTTCTGCAAGCTGGTGCAGTACGCCACAGAGCAGGGCTTTATGGTCACTGGTGGCGAGTTGGCGCGTACACCGGAGCAGCAGGCTATCTACTTCAAAACTGGGCGCAGCAAGACCATGAACAGCATTCACCTGAAGCGTTGCGCAGCCGACCTCAACTTCTTCAAGGACGGAAAGATTATCTGGGACAAGGCTATCCTGGCTCCGCTAGGCGCGTACTGGGAGAGCCTGCACCCGAAGAATCGGTGGGGCGGTAACTTCAAGAGTTTGGTGGACTGCCCACACTTTGAACGGAACGTATGAGCGACTACAGCGGACAGATCACAACGCCAGCGCAGCCGAATCTCGGCAACCCTGGTGAGGTGTATGACCGCCTGTTCTTTAGCCAAACATTCAGCAACATCGGGAACTACGCCAGCCGCGTCACAAACGCTCTGGGAGCGTTATTCGGACCGCGTGGAGGCAAGTACCTTAACGCACCTTATGGAGCGTTCCAGGACTCCACAGACCAGGTCGCGGCTAACACTACCACGGCCTACGCCGTCACCTTTGACACCACCGACTTCAGCAACGGCGTCACTCTCTCAAACTCATCCAGGCTGAACGTATCGCAGTCGGGTATATACAACGTCCAGTTTTCCATCCAGTTTACGAACACGACAAATTCATCCCAGGACGTTGACGTTTGGTTCAGAAAGAATGGAACCAATATTGACAAGTCGAACTCAAGGTTTGGGTTTGCACCCAGAAAAGGCGCTGGCGATCCGTTTCACACAATTGCAGCAATAAACTATTTTGTAAGCCTTAGCGCAAACGACTATGTGGAGATCATGTGGCGGCCTACTGATGTCGGGGTGTCGATTGAGCAGTATCCGGCAGGCACTTCCCCAACCAGGCCAGCAGTACCGTCGGCCATCGTTACACTGTCGTTTGTCTCCAACCTATCGGTGTAATCATGGCACTCATCCCCTTAAAAATCCCACCAGGCGTCTACCGCAACGGCACTGAATATCAGTCTGCTGGTCGCTGGTACGACTCCAACCTGGTTCGCTGGTTTGAGAATACCCTGCGACCCATTGGCGGGTGGCGTAAGAAGTCCACGTCTGCTATGACCGGAAAGTGCCGAGGCATTATTGCTTGGCGTGACAACAGCGCAAACCGCTGGGCTGGCATGGGTACGCAATCCAAACTGTACGCGATGAATGCGCTGGGAGTAGTCAAGGACATCACGCCATCAGGATTTACCGCTGGCTCTGCTGATGCTACAGGAACAACAGGTTATGGATACTCAATCTATGGTGATTCAACCTATGGTACTGCACGTCCTGACACCGGATTAGTACCGGTCACTACTTGGAGCTTGGATACCTGGGGAGAGTACCTGGTAGGTTGCAGCAGCACCGACGGCAAGATTTACGAGTGGCAGTTAGGGTTCACAACCCCTACCATTGCGGCTGTCATTACCAACGCACCTACAAGCTGCGCGGCGGTAATGGTCACTAGTGAGCGCATCATGTTTGCTCTGGGCGCGTCTGGTAATCCGCGTTTGGTGAAGTGGTGCGACCAAGAGAACAATACAACCTGGACGGCGGCAGCCAACAACCAGGCGGGTGACTTTGAATTGGCAACGCCAGGATCTCTGAAATGCGGCAAGCGCGTGCGAGGTGTAAACCTTATGTTGACAGACGTGGACGCGCACGTTGCCAGCTACATCGGCCTGCCTTACGTCTACAGTTTTGAGAAGGTGGGTAGCGGATGTGGCGTCATCTCCTCGCAGGCTGTAGCAGCCATCGACACGTCAGCGATGTGGATGAGCAAGTCGGGATTCTGGTCCTACGACGGGTTTGTAAAACCCATGCAGTGCGATGTTGGAGACTACATCTTCAACAACATCAATTATTCGCAGGCGTCCAAGGTTTACGCCGTCCATAATTCTGCCTATGGAGAGGTGACATGGCTTTACCCGTCTCTGTCATCAAATGAGAATGATTCTTATGTAACCTACAACTACCGTGAAGGCACATGGTATTTCGGGCTGATGGCGCGTACAGCCGGTACGGATAGCGGCGTATTTGTTAACCCTATGATGGTTGGCACTGACGGCTACATCTACGACCACGAGGTCGGCTACACCTACGACTCAGTATCTCCCTACGCGCAGTCAGGCCCGATTGAACTAGGTAACGGCGATAACGTTATGGCCGTGAGATCAGTTATCCCCGACGAGCAGACTCTGGGCGAGGTTGCCATCTCTTTCACGGCTAGGCTCTATCCGACATCGGCAGAGACAAGTTATGGCCCGTTCAGTTCCAAGCAGCCAACCGACGCCAGGTTCTCAGGTCGAAGTGTCAAGATGAAGGTGACCGGCACAGTCTTGGATGATTGGCGGGTCGGCGTGATGCGCCTGGAGGCTACATCGGCAGGGAAACGGTGATGGAGGATTTCTGGCGGCTGGCACAACACATCGAAGCGGCCTTAGAATACTCGGAAGGCACTCACACCATTGAAGATGTTGCGCAGGGTGTAGAGGCAGGACGGTTCCAGCTATGGCCAGGAACCAAAAGCGCAGTCATCACAGAGATCATTGTCTATCCGCGACTCAAGAATCTGCATTATTTTCTTGCTGGCGGCGACCTAGATGAACTCAGGCTGATGCGACCACACATCGAGGCTTGGGGTAAGCAGATTGGTTGCACGCGAGTTACCCTGGCTGGCCGTAAGGGCTGGGCAAGGACATTTTTAGCAGACGAGGGATATGCCCCTAAGTGGCATATTCTTAGCAAGGAGTTGATATGAGTCTAGGTGGTAGAGATGATATATATCCAGCAGCAAATGCGTATGTGTCCCCTACGCCAGCATCTGGTGGGCGTAATCGTTACGCTGAGATCATGGCGCAGTACGCGCAGACGCAGCCGTTTTCGTTTTTCGGATATCCGCAAAGCTACACCGGTGGATATGGCGGGTATCCATCCGACTACACCGGTGGTTTTACACCGTACCAGCGTCCAGC